GTGTAATGGACAAACAAATCCAGATATACTTATCGGGTCTATCTCTGCAAGTTTACGCATACGCAAAGCTTGTTGCTCTCTACCCAAGGAAGAGAAGTCCCAATTGTTGTATATCCTTCTAATGTCATCTGCATCCCAATATGGAATACCAAAATGTTTTCCTAGTCTTTCACCTAACCAAGTTTTACCCGAGCCAGGCAATCCCATAATTAAAACCTTCAAAGTTCTAAATCCTGAGCCTCTGTATATAGCTCTCGCATTTTATTTTTCAGTCTATCTTTATTTAGATCAACATCCAGTTCATCGATATATTTACTTAACAAAGTCATCGTATCTTCGGTATTTTCTACGATATCATCAGGGACATTTTCAGCATCTAGATCAGAGAAATCTTCAATGATCTTTACTTCATGTGCATCTGCTTTCAATAACTTATCAACAAACTGGTCAAACCCATAAAGGTCTTTTTTATTGACAACAACTAACTTAACATACTTTTCTCTATACTTGTCAAAGTCATGTTTACTATAATCATTACTTGTATCATCATAGTAAATCTTTTCAAACAAAGTATATGGATTTACAATACGTTCTAGCTCCCTTGTTTCTGTATCAAAGATATGAAAACCTTTAGGGTCTTGCCAATCATTCCAGTAAATCTCATATGGTGTGCCAAGATAATAGATATGTCCATCATCAGATTTATGATGAAAATGTCCACTCATAACGACATCAAACCGACGAAACATCTCCTTATCATAAGAACCTTCATGTCTATGTCCACCCTTGAACATTTCAAATCCATCAACCTCTAGATGACCCATGGCAATCTCAGCTGGAGAACGTGACAATGCTGCCATAGATTCATCATAATTACCAGAGTTGATCCAAGGAATAAATTGGATGGGAACACCATCAAATTCTACCACTTCTGGATTTGTGTAGATTTTAAACCTGTCTTGGCCAACAAGTTCTTCCATAGAATTTACATCATTAGTATTCTTATAATAAGTGTCGTGGTTGCCTATAATAATATGTAAGTTAATTTTATCCCGTTGAAATTTACTGATAAAACGCTTACGAAAATCATTAGCAATTCTATATGAAATAAATTTGCGTCGATCAACAACATCTCCCATGTGAACACAGGTTTTAATTCCACGTTCTTTCAGCGTAGGGAAAAAAATGTTCTCATAGAATTTATAGAAATATTCATTGAAATTTTGATTGTCGTTTCTGGCACCAAAATGTGTATCAGTTACTATTGCAATCTTCAACGCTCGGTGCCTCTTTCTACGACTTTATCCAAGTCATTATCCATAAAAGTATCTAGTCCTTTAGATTTGGGTGTATTCTTTTTCTTGGGCTTATACACATCTTCATCAGGCAACAAAAGATTTGCATCAAAACCTGACACACTATAAGAACTATCATCGCCCGGCATGGTGACATATGATTCATAGGCATTTTTCTCAATTGATTTATTTTTAACGTGACTTTGTTTTTTCTCTTTTGCAATCCTTCGCAAAAATGCATAATATATAATTTGCGTAAAATATGCAAATGGATTATTAGATTTCTCTGGATTGAAATTACGAACATACTGTAAACAGTTTTCAATGCCATCAGATATCATATCATCACGATATGTATAATTAATAAAATTTGGTCTATAGGAAAGGTGTGTTGCAATCTTTAAAAAACATTCCCCAATGTAATTAGTTACAGGGGGTATCTGTTTATCATTTTGTTCTGCTATTTCACACTTTTCTTTCCATTCAATCATTGCCGCTAAAAACTTTTTATTATCGACATAATGTTTACCTTTTGCCTTGGCCATTTGGTTCTCCTAGAATTATAAAGTTTACTATACCCTATAAGTATAAATTTGTCAAGGGACAAAAGGGACTTGACTTTACTTTAAAAATGGATTATCTTAACTATGTTATGGGTTAATGAATTGCTTTACTTAATCTATGTTCATATTGTTCTGCGTCTTCCATCTCTTCTTCAGCTTCTATTTCCTCTTCGATATCAAAAGACCTTTCTTTTGATTCAAGTTCATCCATATCAGTTTCAAATTTCTGCATATCCTCCTCATCCCACCTATTAATAAGTTTTAAAACTTGTTCATAATAAGCAGATATGCCCGGCGATGCTGCAGCTACTAGAATAATATCAGAAGATTCTATATGAAAATATTCTTCCTCAGTAAACGGTTGTACCCATCTTGTCAGATTGCACTGTTCAATTGGACCCTTCTTAGTCATAACAGGGTAAGTTTTTATTTGTAAAGGAAAGCTAATTTCATATCCATCATCAAAAGAAGATTCATCAACCATGCAAACAATGTTTTCACCATTTACCAGTTTTATGATTTTGTAATCAGTATTCATTTTAATTTTACCTTGCTAATTTCGTAGTTAAATTGTTCTTCATTGTAAATATTTAGTCGTTCTGTGAAGTGGGAGAGGGTATAGTTTTGTCTTGATCCTTGCTTGATGTCATCGGACAAATCAAACAATCGAACATCCATTTTGCTCTCAGACCTACGCAAACCTCGACCAAGTGACTGCAAGACTCTAATTTTAGATTTTGAGGGCGAGGCAAACACGATGTTATTAATATTACGAATATTAATACCAGTACTAAAAGTGCCATACGATGCAATGATAATGGCATCCTTTTCATTCTCGACAATACCTCTTATTCTTTCTCTTTCTAAACCATCTACTCCACCATAAACAAAAAAGACTTTTCTATCTTTCGCAGCATCATTTACCAAATCGTATAATACTTTACCATGTTTTTCTACAAGCTGGAATAGACACAAAGTATTCCCATTAAGGTGTAATAACAAATCACTAATGAACTTATTTCTTTTCTCATTTCCAACGAGATATTGTAGTTCTTCAGCATAAGTCATCCTTTCCAATACGTTACTATGTTTTAATATTATACACTTTATTTTTAAATTTGCAAGTGTCTTCTTATCAATAAGTTCTTTAGTAGAAACAACTTTTTCAGCAGGGCCAAACAATCCTTCTAGAACAAGTCTGTGCGTTTGTGTTCCATCCAGTGTACCAGTTAAACCAAATCGATATTTACATTGATGTAATTTTGTCATAATACCAGTAAGAGATTTTGCTTTAAACAAGTGAGCTTCATCACCAATTACACAACCAAAATCTTCAAAATATTTTCTAGGCATTTTATAGATAGATTGCCAAGTCGATATCACAACATCCTTGGTTACTTTACGATCATAACCCTGATATATCTTTTGACAATATGTACCAGAGCTCCACCCATAGTCTTCAAAATCAGAATACATTTGCTCCACTAAAGATGTAGTGGGAACAAGAATCAATATTTTCTCCCCTGCCATTTGATAGTAACGAACAAGGGAATATATTATTAACGACTTACCAGAAGCAGTAGGACTAACAAGTAAAGCACGATTTCGGGACAAGGCATGATGTACTGCATTAATCTGGTAGTCACGCACTTTGAGTGACTTCCCCTTGGATTTGGGTCTAAGTGATCTGATGAAATCTCTAACAACCTGATGAACAACATCCCGCTCATTTTCTACTCCTTCTTCTACTATATATTCAATCTTGTTTCTTGAACAAAATTCTTTTACATAGTATAATAACCCATAATATATTTCACCAGAAGCAGGACTAAACAGACGTATCTTTCCATCCCACAAACGATTTTTGTACATAGGCATAAATTTAGCACCTGGCACCTCAAAAGTAAAGAACTCAGATAGTTCCTGATTTTGTGATGGTGTCAAATCAGATATTACAATATATGCTTCATTCTTTTTAGATATTCGCATTTTGCAAAGTACCAGGCTCGCCGTATTCACCTCGTACTATAGTATTCCAAGATAAAGTTATACGTTCATCTGTATTTGATGGCACCCAATGTTGTAACCAAGAAGGAAATATAACACCTGTTCCTGTAGCAGAAGGTACTTGCCAAACTCCACTATTTTCCATATTTGCATTTGCTCTTCTTGGTTTTAAAACTTTTGCTTGAGCTCTTGGGTCAAAGAATTGTGTTCCAGCTGTATCATCAGTTGCTCTTAGATAATATACACCAGATAAAAGAGAATTGGCGTGTGTGTGAGGAGGGTGAACACCACCATCCACTTGAAGATTGGCCCACATCTGAGTGACTTCAATTTCTTGTTTTTCATAACCTTCCTGATTAAAGATACCACCACAAATATTTTTAACAAATTCTGTAAATGGTTTAAATGATTCAAGATTTTGTAAATTATCTCGACCTTGATATAAATTAAAACCAACTTCTTTACCAGATTTTATCTCTGTATAATTTTGTTTCAGATCAACTTTAAGATCAGTTTCCATTTTATCATGATGTTGTAAAATACTAACATCAGTATTAAAACAATATATATTTGTTGGCCAGAGTTTTGTTCTCTCTATCTTTACATTAGCCATGTCACTATGCTCCATCTTGTTCCTTTAGTAACAACTTTTGCTTCGTGAGGAAACATAAAGTTGGAAGGAAATATTAATGCCGAAGATTTTTTCGGTTCAAATTTTTTACCTGCCACATAAAACTCACCACCCTCGTAGTCATCATTCAAATATAACAAAACTGTGGCTTGTGGAAATCCATATTCTTGGCCGTGACTGTGGTGTATATTATCACAATGTTTAGACATAAAATCACCTTCTTTATATCTATTAATTCTAAAATCAGTCATTCGTTGGACACTGAATAAAGGAAACTGTTCGGAGTACAAACGACATGTGTATTCTACAGCTTGTTTAATTTCATCATATCCTTTGTCACCAAAACGAACCCAACATTCATCCATTTGAACACGGCTTTGACTTGTAACTTTTCCATTATGATTTGAATATGTTGATGGTTGATAGTCATAGTTTGTTTCTATTATACCATCGCAGTTAAGATCATGTTCCCATACATCACTGTAATAACCAATATATTTTTCTACATCCATTATATCATTCCAGCTTCAAACTTTTTCCATTCAATAGCATTTTTTGTATCCCAACCTCTGTTGTCAATTGATCTTATTACACCTTCAATATATTTTACTACTGTCTCCAAATAAGTTATCTTATTTGACAGGTTAATAATTTCCTCATCAGAAGTGATATACATTTGAAGGTCTGTTTTGAGAACCTTTAGGTCAAAAGGTTTTGCGACATATATTTTTGCATCAGCTTTGCCACCGTAATATTCCCACTTCTCACGGTACAACTTTTGATAGTCGCCTTTGTTCTTTGTGAGCAAAAGTTCAAATCTACTTTTGTAGTCTAACCACTTTGCTTTTATCTCTTGATTTTTAAAAGCTTCTTGGTCAAGATGCTCTTGGTTGGTAATGGGTAAGTCTTTGTATGCTTCTTGTTTCAATTCATCTAAATTCATAATGTACCTTGTTTCAAAAAAATGAGCAGAGTATGATTCCTCTCTTTGTCTATGTTGACCCTAGTGAGCCGCAGCGAGTTGTCACTAGAGATTAAGTCTAAGATTATGAAAAGTTGTTAAAGTTTATCATAATCTCTGCTCGATTTTATTTATAATGGTTTAAACTCATAAATCTGATAAGCAAACTCTGCTGTAGTAGAAATATATTCTACATCAGTTGCATCTTGATTGTACTCTAATGCACCTAATGATACTGGAAAGATATTTTGAAAATCGACTTCCACAATGGGATTATTTTTATTGGAAAGAATCATAAGGTTAGCATCAGAATACATTGCTCGATCTGGTGATGGAGGATTTGTAATACCAATATCTGTTGTTGATCCTAATGGATCAGTCGGTGTGTTTGATGTTTCATCTCTATGAGTAGAAAACTGTGATCTCTGGCTTGGAAACCCTATACCTGTCATCCAATTATGAAGAGAAATATAATTTTCTAGATATTCATCAACGATAAAAGTTAAGGTCAGATTTTCATACTCTAACTTATCACCAGTAATAGGAATATTTTTAAATGGTGTTGGTTGTTGAATCACACCTAAAGTTATGCCGGGCAAATTTACAGCAGTTCCAAAAAACTCAACTTTTGGTAATTGGTGTATACCAAAACGAAATTGAGTCGGACTTGCGTAATCCAGTTTTGTTGGTTGCCTAGAAACTGGCGATTGTGAGGTGGCCATTACATTATCCTATTGACTAAATCACTATGATTTTCAGTGGTTGATAACATTCCCCAGCTCTTGATCCAATTAGCAGTTCTCTCTAATTCATCTTCTGGAATAGGTGCTGGTTCGACCACTACAATTCTGCTCTCTCGTAAATCAGAAATATTTAAAGTAGCAATCTCAGGGTCTTTTTCTTTGTGATAATCAATGAAGTATTGCAAATATTTTTTCTTATTCGCATTAATTCGGCGTACGGCTTCACATACAGCACGATTGAATTTAGAATAAGTTTCTGCATCTATTTTATCTGATGCAACTTCGGTTCCGTGATAGAAGGCGGTTGCAACTACTCTACAACCATTTTTTTCTGCAAGTGTTAGATATGGTTCTGTCAGAGTTGTTGCTTCTACCATACCAGACATCATCGCATCATATCGATGCCGTGATCCATTCGGTGCGCTGCAAACATTTATCTGATCTCTTTCTAGAAATCCTTCTAACATATGTAATGCGAGATAGTGTGTACCAAAATAAAATGGAACACCTACCAGTTTACCAGCTAACTGTTGGGGAGTATATACTTCGGATTCTGGTCTTACTACAAGTCCGGCAAATGATACAATTGATCGTCGGCCTATCTGTCTACCACTCTCTACTTCAGAATCTTGAACCCGACAATAGTTGCCCCACTCGCAAGCATTGTACATATCTGCTTGACCTTGTTCAAACAATTTACCATGACTAGAGTGTGGGTCTACCTCACTAGGGTCTGTAATATCTATTGCAGTGGGTTTTATAATTTCTACATTATTTTCTGTAGGATCACGATCTACCCAATTAATTTCTAGACCTTCTAATGTAAAGAGGCCTTCTTCATAAGCAACAAGTTCTGCTAGTCCTTGGAATGGAGCAGTTGTTTCTAAATTTAATTTTTCCATATTACTATTTATAACAAAAAAAAGGGAGGTCCGAAGACCTCCCTAAGTTTATTACGCACTTTTCTTATTACTCTACTCTTACATAAGGTTAGTAACTTTAACCCTACGATACCAAGCATTGGTATTTGCATCAAGAGAAGCGTCAGAGTTAACTGTGTCACCAGCAGCAACTGCACCAGAGGCAGCGAATGGGTTAGCAGCCATACCGTAACGAGTCTTGAAACCAATCTTAGGTTGGAAGGAACTCTCACCAACCGCACGAACCATCTGTAGTGGCACATATGGGCAGTAGAAGAAACCAGCGTCATAAGGTGATGTACCTTTATAACCGCAGACATAGTACTGAGAAGCAGCTACGTTAGCAGAATAAGGATCAACATAAACCTTGAAACGTCCGTTCATAACACCAGCAAAAGTTGTCGAGGTGTCATCAACATTAAGATTGTTGCTAAGGGCAGGTGTGTAATCAAGTACACCAGCCATTTGAAGAGCAGAAGCAACATCAGCTGAAACGATCAGCATGTTACCTTTGCCCCGACGTGTCTGTTGACCAATCGCATTGGCATCACGTTCAATGGCAAACATTAGACCCTTGAACTTTTCAACTGACCAACGACCATTTGAGTCGGTGTCCAGATCAAAGATACCAGCAGTTGTCGTATTAACCTGAGCACCTTTAACAGCGGTAACGTACAGGGAACGAACAACTTCACGGTTGATTTCAGCAAGAATTTCAGAACTAAGAATATTAGCAAGTTCTGTTTCTGCATCCAAACCGTGGATCGCTTTCAAGTCCTGAGCAAGTTCCATCGTGTACTCAGCTTTGAGGGCACGAGAAACCGCTGTAACTGTGGACTTTTCAATGCTGAACGCCATCTGTGCGAAAGCGTTTGTAGCACTATCACCCAAAGCTTCTGCTTGAGTACGTGTCATTCCTGTTGCAGAAACATATGTTCCAGCAGAAGGACTGTCATTGAGAACGGCAGGGTTGGTTTCTGTTGAACCAACATCACCACCACCAATTGTACCGGCAGCGTTCTGGTTAGAAATATCAGGCATTGCTTCGTCCATAAGGGCTTCTGCACCGTCCTGAGAAGTGAATGAAGAGCGCATCGCAAAGATCAGACCCGTTGGACCTGTCATTGGCTGCACACCACATACGTCATAAGCAATCAGGTTAGGCATCGCACGACGAACCAATGAGATCAAAATTGGGTCCCATGTATCCATCTGCCCGCCACCCATGCTGTTGACTGGCGCTGCTTCTGAAAGAAAGTTCTGATCTTCTTTCAACGCAGCTTCTTGGTTTTCAAGAATGAGAGTGGTAACGGCCCGCTTGTAAGAATCCTCAATCTTCGGAAGATCGGGGTGTTCTAGGACTGGCTGCCACTTTTCTTGTAGATGTTCTGTCTGAAACATTTGTTTCTCCTTTTTTTTTCATCCTTTTTTTTATATTATTGGTCACGTGCTTTTTTACGACTGATTTCCGACATATAAGCGCTCATTGCCTCAGTCGTATCAATGTCCTGTGCGGTGCCACCATCTTCATCACCAAATGTTTTAGTCGTTGTAGTCTTCGGGAAATAACT